ATGCGTTGTATGCCGATCTGGTCAACGGGCAGTATTTTACTTGCTCAAGATTCCCCCAAAGATTCCTCGTTCCTTTTCTCACTTGCCAATATTTCAAGTGATGGCTTCAATTATTCAGGCTCAAGCTTAAAGCAAAGACATTCTGTTATATCTGTTTCGTATTTCAACATGGATTCGCAAGAAATAGATTATGAAGTTTTTGAAAATACCACATTATCAGCAAAAATTGGAACTGTTATAAAACAGGTAAAAGGTTTTGCGTGTACATCGCGCGGTCAAGCGCAAAGATTGGCAAAGGCAATTGCGTTTTCGGAAGCAAATGAATCTGAGCTAGTTACATTTACGACATCAATGGAAGGCGGCTTGATGGTTAGACCGGGCGCTGTCATTGAAATCAATGACCCTGTTCGCGCAGGCGTAAGGCGTTCAGGAAGATTAAAAAGCGTTACTTCAACAACAGTTGTTACAGTTGACGATACAGAAAACACAGATTTACCTACAACAAACAGCCCGACTTTATCTTTAATTTTGCCTGATGGCACAGTTGAGACAAAAGATATTTCAGATATTACAAACGGCGTTGTAACTGTTAGCGCTGCATTTTCACAAACCCCAAACGCAAACACAATATATTTAATTCAAAATTCAACTGTTCAATCGCAAAAATTTAGAGTAATTACAGTTGAAGAAACAGATTCTGTTAATTATACGATTACAGCGCTTTCTTACATAGATACTAAATATGACTTTATTGAGGATGGTGCAACTTTACCTGTTAGAAATGTTTCTATTTTAAATGAACTTCAGCCGCCGCCTTCTAACCTTTCAGCGGTAGAAAAAATTGTTCCGATTAATAATCAGGCTGTCTCAAAAATAATTATCAGTTGGCAACCAATAACAGGTGTTGTCGAATATCAAGTTAATTATCGTTTTAACAATGGAAATTTTGTATCAACAAAAGTTTCAAGTCCTGATTTTGAAATTATGAATAGTCAGCTTGGAACTTATGAAATTCAAGTTTTTAGTTACAATATCAACGCGCAACTTTCCGCAACTTCTAATAATCTTACATTTAATGCTGTTGGTAAAACTGCAAGACCGCAGAATGTCACAAATTTAGTTGTAGAACCAGTATCAGACCAGTTTGTAAGACTACGTTTTGACAAAGCAACCGATATTGACGTAACCCACGGCGGAAACGTAATAGTCAGGCACAGTAATTTAACGGATGGAACTGGCACCTTTACAAATTCAGTTGACCTTTTGCCTGCTTTGCCGGGAAGTATTGCGGAAACACTTGTTCCCGCATTGACAGGCGAATATATTCTTAAATTTAGGGATGATGGTGGGAGACTAAGCGAAGGAGAGACATCTGTAATTGTTACAACACCTGACCCTTTGCCAAAACTTGCTGTTTTTACAGATAGAGAAGATACAGATTCGCCGCCTTTTGCAGGCACAAAAGTAAATGCTTTTTTTAGTGATGACGTAAACGGTCTTGTTTTAGACTCAACAGTTTTATTTGATACTGTTGCAGATGTTGACCAACTTTCAGATTTTGATTTTTCAGGGGATGTTGCATCTTCTGGTTCATATGAATTTGCAAATAAATTAGATTTAGGAAGCAAACAACCTTTGATATTAAAACGTCATTTTGTTACGCAAGGTTTTTATCCAAATGATTTGTTTGATAGTAGAACAGGAAATATTGATACATGGACGGACGTAGATTCCGCGACAGCATTTGATGTCAACGCAAAATTACTTGTCAGCCAGACAGACAGCGACCCTAATGTTTCAACTTCTGGAACTTATACAATAAATGACGGTTCGGGTGGTTCAGGTACAACAATAACAATTACAAAAAGTTCACATGGATATGTTGCGGGAAGTTTTGTTGTTGTTGATTTTACAAGTGGGACAGGGGTCGATGGCGAATATCAAATTCAATCTGTTCCTGATGCAAACAGTTTTGTTTTGACTTCTGCAACTTCATTAAATACAAGCGGAAATTGTACGTTTGGCGCAGACTTTACACCATATAATACTTTTGCAAATGGAACATTTATCGGGCGTGGTTTTAGATTTAAATGTGAAATGACATCAAATGACCCCGCGCAATCAATTGAAATCGATCAATTAGGATACAGCGCAGAATTAGAAAGAAGAACAGAAAACCGTACGGCTGTTATTGCTTCAGGCACTTCACAAAAGGCTGTCACTTTTGAAAATTCGTTTTTCACGGGTAGTAGTGGAACAAGTATTTCAGCGGGTTCCGCTTTGCCATCTATAGGAATTTCAATAGAAAACGCACAGGCGGGAGATACTTTCTTGTTGTCAAATATCACTGGAACAGGTTTTTCAATAGATATTAAAAACGGCTCAAGTCATGTTGATAGGAATTTTAGATATACGGCTGTAGGTTTTGGGCGCGGTTCTTAAAATTATGATAACCTTAAAGAAAAAATAGAGTCACAATGGCAACGCATGATTATGTTATAGACAACTCGACAGGAGCTAATGTCAGGGCTGATATAAACAATGCTTTAGCTGCGATTGTTAGTAATAATTCAAGTTCTTCAGAGCCTTCGACAAAATACGCTTATATGTGGTGGGCTGATACTACAACAGGAATATTAAAAATTAGAAACAGCGCAAACGATGGTTGGGTAGAACTTTTACAGTTAGATGGAACTTTAACTCTTGAGGATGGTACAGTTTCAGCGCCGGGACTAGCGTTTCGTGACGATCTCAACACCGGAGTGTTTTCAAGTGCCTCTGATACTTTTAATATCGCAACTGGTGGTGTTGAAAGAGTTGAATTTGGCACTGCAACTATATTTAATGATGGTGGTGCTGATGTTGACCTAAGAATTGAAGGCGACACAGACCAAAATTTACTTTTTTGTAATGCTGGCGGTAATGCAGTTGGAATAGGCACCTCTACTCCGGGGTCTAAACTACATATTTTTCAATCATCTGCCAGTGCTGCAACAGGTAATTCTGGCGCTGGTCTTTCTTTAGAAAGTAATAATCATCAATATATACAATATTTAGGTGCAAATACAAAAGAACAAGGTATTTTATTTGGAGATGATGCCGATAATGATGTAGGTAGCATTGTTTATAACCATAGTGATAATAAACTTACTTTTGCTACTGCGGCTAATATGAGACTCATGATAGATTCGGATGGAAGGGTGCTTATAGGTATAAGTTCAGCAGATAATAATTTTGGTGGTTTGGTTCCTGAGTTTCAGATAGAAGGAACAACTACAAATAAAGCTTCTATGGCATTACACAAAAACAGTAATGATGCACAAGCAGGATTTTTTTGTTTGAGTAAATCAAGAGGTACAAGTAATGGTTCAGATACCATAGTTCAAGATGGTGATGAGTTTGGAACAATAGCTTTTACAGGTGCTGATGGAACAGATAGATTTAGAGGTGGAGCAAAAATACTTGGTAGGGCTGACGGCAGTCCAGCAGAAAATAATATGCCGGGTAGATTAGAATTTTTTACCAATTCTGGATCAACTGACCCATCAGAAAAAATGCGTATTACAAGTGATGGTACAGTTCAAATTGCTGCTAGTGGTGCAATAGGTGGTTTTTCAAGTTCTCATGTTACAAGTAGTGGCGCACCTTTAAAAATTTATAAAAGTAGCACTACAACACACGCTGGATTACAACTGATCTGGGATCATTTTAATACAACTGCTGGTATATCACAGAAAATACAATTTACTATCGGGGATGATGCAAGTTCTGATGGTTTTAATAATGCTGGTTTTATAGCTATTGAAAAAGCTGATTCATGGCAAAGTGGTTCTGGAAGGAGTTCAGCAATGGCATTTGCTACAACTTTGAATGCTACTGAAAGTGAAAAAATGAGAATTTTAGCTAATGGCAAAATGTTATTAGGAACAAGTTCTAATAGTTCTGGTTTGGGTATTTTTCAAGCACAGGAAGCAGATGCAAATGCGGTTTGTATAAATGGACGAGC